ACTCTGGAAGAACAGTAATGCGTTTCTGCAAAATGTGGACATGCAGTATGATGACTCCTTTGCCGTTGCTGGTGCGAAGATTGGTAATACACTGAGGATTAGGCTGCCGAACGACTATATTGTTACCACGGGGCCTGCGCTGAGTGTGCAGGATACTGCGGAGCAGAATACGACGCTTACCATGGCGACGCAGAAACATGTTGATATTGCGTTCACCACCCAGGAACGGACCCTCAGTTTGGATGATTTCTCGCGGAGGATTTTAGCTCCGGCGGTGAACAACCTGGCTGGGTCTGTGGCCGCGGACATTATGTCAGGGGCTGAAGGTGGGATCTGCAATCTTGTGGCCAACCAGGATGCGAGTCAGAATATTTTGAGTCCTATTGCAGCGACTTATCTGCTGGCCGGTGCCAACCTGGACAACAATTCCGGGCCGATTGAGAACCGGAAGGTTGTCAATAATCCGGTGACTGAAGCCAGGATGGTTGCAACGCTGGCTGGACTGTTGAATCCGGCACCGGAGATTGGTCGGCAGTATGTGACCGGACGCATGTATGATGCGCTCGGTTTCATCTGGATGAAGGACCAGACCGTCATCACCCATACGTCTGGGACGATGGCGCAAGGTTCTCTGACAGTCAATGGGGCCAATCAGACTGGATTGGCGATTGCGGTTGCGGCGGCTGCGAGCACGCTGGCGGTGGGCGACATTGTGACCATTGCTGGTGTGTTTAAGGTGAATAGGATCACCAAGCAGACCACTGGGCAGCTGGAGCAGTTTGTGGTCACGCAGCCGCTTGCGGTTGGCGGGACTGTACTGAATCTGTATCCGGCTATTGTGCCGCCTTCTGGTGGACTGCCGGTTCAGTATCAGACGGTGACGGCAAGCCCGGCGAATGGGGCTGCAGTCAATCCGACCAATGGGCTGGCGGCGTCCTCTGTCTACCGGAAGAACTTTGTGTTCGCTCCGGAAGCGGTCACGCTGGCTACGGCGGATCTGGAGACTCCAGAGGGTGTTCACGCGGTTGCACGTGAGCAGTTTGATGGGGTGAGCATGAGGATGATTACGGATTACTTTATCGGGACTGACCAGCTGATTACCAGACTGGATGTTCTGTATGGGTATCTGTGGATCAGGCCAGAGTGGGCCGTGGTTGTGGCGGATGTCATATAAGCCACCAACAAGAAGGGGGTCTGCTGCGCAGACCCTCTGGTTTGAGAAGCTGGATGAGATGGGAGGCCAATTCTGGCCTCCCGAGCCAGTAGAGGAGGAGGACATGCCGGAAGTCGGTGCGAAGTACCCGATGATGCTCTATGATGGGCCACGACAGTGTATTGTGTATGATGCCGAGGAGAGGGCTGAGGCGACGAGCCATGGCTATAAGCCGCATCCCAGTATGGAGCCATCAGCTCCGGATAAGCCGTTGATGGCTCCAGTTGTCAAACATGCTCCCTATTTGAGTCAGACTGGGAGTGTGTTGAACTGTACGATGGGTGAGTGGACGGGTGAGCCTGATACCTATCATTACCAGTTTAGGAGAGATGTAAGTACGAATATTGGGACAGACTCCAATGAGTATAGTCTAACTCCAGCGGATGCTGGCAGTACCATTGACTGTAAGCTGGAGGCGGTCAATACGGCTGGATCAGCGTTTTCGGTGTCGAATGGGATTGCTATCCCTGATTTGAGGCCTGAGCAGCGTATGCCTCCGCCTATTCCGAAAGCTACGGAGGTGAAGACCACTGTATCTGTTCAGAAGTCTGTGGAGGTGAAGAAGCCTGCTACGCCTGCTCCTGCGCCGGCGAAACCCGCTGCGCCGCCGCCGAAGAAGGTGTGAGATGCCCAAAATTCTGGAGGACGCTGTTAAGGCGATCAAGAAGACAAGCCTAGGAGTCAATCCCTGGGCTGTGGCGACGTCCACACTGCAGAAAGCTGGGGAGCTGAAGAAGGGAACTAATAAGCCGACGGCGAAGGGCGTGAAGCGTGGGGAGATGACCAGGGCTGAGAGACATAAGGAGAAGAAGTGATGCCAAGAAATAGGATGAATAAAGTGTACTCCATTTATCATTCGATGGAGGATAGAGGACTGTTTGAGACGAATAAGGCTAATGTCCAGGCAGTGAGTAATGATGGGCTCTCTATTTACGAGGGGCCGGTGCAGTATCCCAAGATGCTGTATCATCCGAAGGGGGAGCTGCACTGTATTTCGCAGGGCATTCTGGTCACGGATCGGGATAGCAGGCCGGTGTTTGATGAGACGGGGAAGCCCAAATATGCGGGAGCTGTTTGGGGAGTGAAGAATGTCATTGTGGAGAGCGAGGCTCAGGAAGAGGAGATGGTTGCGCTCGGATGGCACTATACGGAGGCGCAGGCGCTTAGAGCCAATCCGGAGACTCATTTGAAAGCACCGCCCAAGACTACACATGAGCTGCAATCGGAGGAGATTGCTGCACTGAAGAAGCAGATTGAGGAAATGAAGGGCAAGGTGGTGCCCGACTCCAAGCCGGCTTCGACTCCTGGAAAGGCTGCGTAAATGTCCCAGCTGACTCCGTTAGCGACTTCTGTCAATGATATTTGCAATGCCGCGCTGAAGGAGTGCGGTGCGCTGGGTCAGGGGCAGAGTCCGACGGGGGAGGAGCTTGCGGATGCTTGGGCTAGACTCCAGTGGATGTTGCAGGAATGGGGTGAAGACAGTTTTCTGGTATGGAGGCAGAGGACTATTACGGTCCAGCAGGTGGATACGAGTGTGCTACCTACTGATCCCGATCAGGGGACACCGGCTCGCCCTGTTTATTATTTTCCAATTGGACCGGGAGCTGGTGTGCTGGGTGGGTTTGAGACTGGGCCAGATAATACTGCGGTATCTCCGACTCAATCTTTATCCGTCGCTCCGCGACGGATAAGGGCTGTCTTCTTGAGACAGCCAGGGCAGTCTGGAGGGCTCCCGATTGATTATCCGCTGTATGGACTGGATAGCATGGCGGACTATGCGAGAATTGCGCTGAAGGGCATGGTGAGTTTTCCGGGAGCTTATTATTATGATCCGGCGTGGCCGCTTGGGAGGATTTTCCTTTACCCGCTGCCTACCAATGCCATTTATGGTGTTGGCTGTGTTTTACGTGATCAGCTGCCGCTTCAGTTTGTGACGGCGCAGGATGTGATTGAGCTGCCGTTTATTTATTTTAATGCGTTTTATACTAATCTGGCTGTGCGGTTGAGGCCGCATTATGGGATGAGGACTTTTCCAGGAGATACGCTGCCGGATCTTGCCAAGGGTGCGAGAGCGGCGATCAAGAATACTTCTGTGCAGATTGCTCAGCTTAGTCTGCCACAGGAGTTGAGTAGACCGGGAATATATAACATATTCTCGGATCGGAGCTATTGAAAGGACTGAGAGATGACTATTCGTGTTCTGCCCGATACGCCGGTTACGAACAATATCACTGCGCTGGCGGGTGGTGCTTTGACGACAGCAACTCCGTTGCTGTCGACTGGGATGAATGAGATTGATACGGTTGTTACGACGGGTGACTCCGTTGTGATGCCGCCTGCCGTGATGGGCTTTAGCGTTTGGGTCAACATGCAGAATACGGCGGCTGGACTGAGTGGGAAGATACTGGCGCAGGCCAATCCGTTCAACAACAATATCCTGGACCAGTTTGTGGCGCATGGTTCTGTTGCGCTGGTGGCGGGTGCGACTGGGTTGGTGCTGCTGAATGGGCACTGCAGCCTGTTCATCTGCACCACGCAGGGTATCTGGAAGCAGGTCGGCGACTTCTCTTAATGGAAGGAGGGCGAAATGCCCGGTTCTCATTTGGCGTTTCTGCCCTCTCTCCAAACGGGGAGAGGTGCTGGGCTGTTGGACTCGACAGAGATGTCGAAGTTTTTCAATATGGTGCTGGGTTGTGTGAATGGTATCACGGCTCATGCGGGCGGTGGAGTTGCCTTGGCGACTCCGCTTAACCTGGGGTTCAATGAGGTGGATGTCTGCGCTACGGCGGCGGACTCTGTTGTGCTGCCTCCGGCCATTATGAATGCGCTCTGTTGGGTGTATAATGGTGGCGCTGCAAGTATGAATATCTTTAATCTGCAAAGTAATCCGAATACGGGCGTGACTGATGTCATTGTTCCGCATGGGGTGACAGCTGCGAATGCTGGGACGGTGGCTGTTGCGCTGACTGCTGGGCATATGACGGGGTTTATTTGTATGACGCTAGGCAAGTGGAAGCAGATTGCTGACTTTGCCTGAGGAGTGAGCTGTGACTTTTCCAAACGGGAAATATCCTAGCTTCAACACGAGTCTTGGTCGGCTCATGCCAACCGGCCAAGACCTCCAACAGCTGGTCATGGATATGACCTCGGGAGGGGGTGGGATTACGGATGCGCCGAATAATGGAAATTATTATGTAAGGCAGAGTGCGAGCTGGGTGGTGATGCCGAGCACTACGAGTGTGACGAGTGTGGCAGGGAAGACAGGGATTGTTACGCTTAATCATAATGATATTACGGATTGGGCTGCTGCGACTGCGACGTATTTGACGGGCAATCAGACGATTACACTGGGAGGGGATCTTACTGGGTTGGGGTCTACGACTATTACGGCGACGCTGAATAATGTGAATGCAAATGTGGGGACGTTCCAGGGACTGTCGGTTAATGCTAAGGGGTTAGTGACTGCGGCGGCTAATATGAATTATGCTCCGCTCAATAGTCCGGTGTTGACAGGGACGCCGACTGCGCCGACACAGAGTCCGGGCGATAATACTAATAATGTTGCGACGACTGCTTTTGTGACAGCGGCTGTGGCTGGTGGATCTGGTGGGGTCTCCAGCTTTAATACGAGGACTGGGGTAGTTACGCTGAATTCGGGGGATGTTACTACGGCGCTGGGTTATACGCCGTATAATGCGACCAATCCAACAGGATATCAGACTGCTGCACAGGTTACTACAGCAATAGGAGCGGCAAATCTCTCTTATACCAATCTGCCATCTGAGGTGCAAAAGGTTCCGATTAGTTTTGCGTTTCCGGGCGTGCCAGCGGGTAATGCGATGGTTAACGCTCCGTCGGCGATGGCTCTGACTATTCCGGCTGTTTTGGCAGGTACCGTCGTTTACGACGGTACCCTGCCAACGGCGAGTGCAGTTTTCACATTGAATAAGATCTCTGGGGGGACGACGACTGCACTGGGGACTGTGACGATTACGACGACTAATCATACATCTGCGACGCTTTCTGGGACTGGTGGATCTTTGGCTATTGGAGATGTGCTGCAGATGGTTGCGCCGGGAACGGCTGATGCGACGCTGGCGGATGTGGGGATTACTGTTTTGGCTATGAGAGTATGACCTGGGCTACTTGGAACCCGGCTGATCTGGTTAACGTTACAGTAAGTGGCGGTAACCTGATTGCGACTCCGACTGGGCAGGGGGGTATACGAAGTAATGCTTCTGTGATTGGGGGCAAATATTACTGGGAATATGTTTTTGGTAGTGGAGTTGCCACTAGTGTTTTCCTAGGTATTGCGATAGCCACTACTAATTTGAGTAATGTTTCGCAAAATGCCACTCTGGCGGCAGGGTTTAATGGGAGTGGTAGTAGCGCTGTTAATGGGGGTGGTGTGAGTGGTGCCCTTGGCGCGTTTGGTTCAGGGAGTGTTGGCTGTGTTGCTCTTGATGTAGGGGCACAGCTTATTTGGTTTAGGAATGGGGCTGCAGGAAGCTGGAATGGATCGGGGACAGCTAATCCTGCGACTGGGACGGGTGGATACTCTATATCTAGTCTTGGAAGTGTTCCGTTATATGCTCTTGGTTCATTTACGATTAGTGGGGCTGCTGCAATTACGGCTAATTTTGGTGCGAGTGCTTTTACGGGGGTGGTGCCTGGTGGGTTTACAGCAGGGTTGCCAACATCTGTGGTGACTGGGGGGTTTGCAAGTTATACGGGCTATCCCAATCGTTCAAGCGGAAATGCTGGGGCAAGCTCTATATTTTTGACTAAAGTGACGGCTCAGCAGAATGGAGTTGTTAATGCTGTTCTGCTTGATATGCCTGGTGCTACTAGTGGAATTAATTTTAGGGCGCTGATTTATGATGCAACGCCTAGTGCGCTACTGGCAAGTAGTGCCATTTTCAACTCGGTTGTTGCTAATTATAATAGGCTTGCGTTAAGTACGCCACTGAATATTGTTGCAGGGACGAGTTATTATGTAGGTTATGTTTGTGACAGTTCTTTATCTGTTACTATTACGGCTGGCCCTTCAACTTCGTGGTTTGTGAGTGGAAGTCAAAGTCCAACTACTCCGGCTAATCCTATAGTTGGAGGCTCTAGTAATTCTAGTCAGTTGATGTTTGCGCTGGAGCTGGATGGGACGGGGGCGCAGGCTTATGGTTTCTCCACGGATCAGTCGACGGGAGTGACGCTGTCGAGTGCGCGGAAGGTGGCTACCTTTCCGACGACTAATTTTCAAGGTGCGAGGAGTGTTGTTACCCGTCTGCCGGGCATTGGGAAGTGGTATGCGGAGATTGTTATTGGTGGGACGATGGGTAATGCTGCAGGTACTGCAGTGGGGTTAGCTAGTGTTGCTTGGGGAGTTACAGAAGGTGGGCAGAATATTCCGTATGTTGCATTTCTATATCCTAATGGTACTGCGACTATCGGAACACCTAGTATGAGCTACTCTGTTGGGGATACGGTAGGGATTGCTTATGATGCAGTTAATAACTTTATGTGGTGGAATAAGAATAATGGCTCTTGGTTTGGCGCGACTTCCACGGCTGGTAATCCGTCGACGCCGACTGGCGGTCTAGCGGTTCAGAATGCTGCATGGCCTAATGCTGTGTCAGTTCAGACAGTGGCTCTTGGGGATACTCCTGCTCTTACTTTGCATGATACGGCGGACCTTCTACATTATGCACCACCAGCTGGTTTCTCGGCTTGGTCTGGAGGCAGTAGTGTTGTACATGGTAAGGGAAGTGTCTGGGTCCAGGCTTAAAGAGGTGTTGAGATGACAGTAACTGGAAAGTATCCGAGCTTCAACGTGAGCACTGGACCGGTTATGCCGACCGGCCTAGATCTGCAGCAGCTGGCTGCTGAGGCGGACAGTCATCCATTGATTGCGCCCTCTGATGGGCAGGTCTATGGAATGCAGAATGCCGACTGGGTTGTGCTGGACGAAAGTCAGGGAGGCGTCGGACCTCCAGGACCGCAAGGGCCTGTCGGACCCAGTGGTCCTCCTGGAAACACTGGACTACAGGGAATACCTGGGCCAGCTGGACCGCAAGGTCCAGCTGGCACTGATGGGTTGCAGGGTGCGTCGGGAGCACCGGGGACAATTGGACCTGCTGGTCCGGCTGGGCCTCAGGGAGCGGCTGGTCCGACTGGGTTGGCTGGGCCGGTGGGACCGGCGGGACAAGATGGAGGCGTTGGGCCAGCGGGACCGCAAGGTGTGCCTGGTGAGGCTGGGCCGCAAGGGTTGCAAGGTGGGCAGGGTCCGGCTGGACAGCAGGGACCGACGGGTAATACGGGACTGACAGGACCGCAGGGTCCGGCCGGTCCTATGGGACAACAAGGGGCGCAGGGACTGCCAGGGCCGACTGGGAATACAGGGGCGCAAGGTGTGCCTGGACCAGCTGGGCCGTTAGGACCGGCTGGGCCATCCACTGTGAGTGCGAACACGGGGAATACGGCTGCTCTGGGAACGGATGGCTATATCTTTGTGCCAGCTCCGGCTGTGCCGAGTGGGTCGAATGTGGTGCCTGCACCGGATGGGGCCGGATCGGCAGGTGCAACGGCTACTTATTCGAGAGGGGATCATCAGCATCCGTCTGATCCGAGCAAGCTGTCGTTGTCTGGTGGGACGATGACAGGGGCACTTATACTGAATACTAATCCGTCAGTGCCGTTTGGGGCTTCTACTAAGCAGTATGTGGATAGCTCTGTGCCTGGGCCTTCCACTGTTGTTCCGCTCATGGCTGGGACGGCGGCTGTTGGGACAGGGACTACTTGGGCTAGAGCGGACCATGTGCATCCCTCGGACGCTAATAGGGTGGCGAAGTCTGGCGACACTATGTCCGGACTGCTGGTGCTGTCGGGTGATCCGACGAATGTGCTGGGAGCTGTCACGAAGCAGTATTCGGATACGAAGGTGCCGCAGGCTGGCGGCGTTACAATGGGGGGTGTGTTAAATCTGCTGGGGACGGTGGCGCAGGATAACGCACCTCCTGGGTGTGTGGGAGAGGTTCTGTTCACGTCGGTGACAACTGGGGTGGCTATTGGGCAGACGGTGCCGGTCAATATTGCTACGCTGGCGCTGACAGCGGGTGATTGGGACGTGTCTGGCGTGGTTTATTTTACGGCGCAGACTAATCCTACATCGATAACTGCAGGAATAAGCCAGACGAGTGCTGCGTTGCCGACTACGGCTAACGTGCTGGCTGGTGTTGCCTCGATATCACAGCAGCAAGGTAATATGCAGTCAGGAGCATTCTTTGTGAATGCTGGAAGGTGTAGGATCAATACCAATGCATCCAAGAGTGTGTTTCTGATTGTGCAATTGACTGGTGCTGGGGCAAGTGCGGCTGGAATGGGTTATATTGGGGCGAGGAGGGCCAGGTGAAAATTTTTTTCTGGGGAATTTCAATTTACAGGAGAAATAGGTGAGACTGCCGTTAGTTGGTGGAGCATACTCAGCGCGATCTAATATTGCAAGCTGCACGAGGGCGATTAACCTCTACCCGGAGGTCAATCCGCGGGAGTTCGCGGTTGTCCCGATGACCCATTATCAGAGGCCTGGGTTGCAATTCATAACGAATGATCCGGCCAATCTGACGCAGGTGCGAGGGATTTGGAGCAGATCGGACTCGAATGGGGCTTATGTGGTTATTGGAGCCACTGTCTATTATCTGGACAATGCGCTGAATTTGACTGCTATTGGGACCATCGGCTCCGTCGATGGTCCGGTGAGTATGACGGATAATGGTGTGACGTGTATGCTGGTGGATGGATCGGCGAATGGCTACTTTATTCAGTTTGTGGGGAATGTGTTCTCTGTGATTAATGATACGACAGGGACATTTACGGGCGCGACCTCCGTTGATACGCTGGACACGTTCATTATTTGGGGATTTCTGAACTCTAATTTTTTTGGATCTACGCTGGCTGGGAGTGTGACATTTGATCCGCTCTATTTTGCGGCGAAGGCTGCTTTTCCTGATCCGCTAAAAAGGCTGATTGTGAATAAGAGGGAAATTATTCTGTTGGGGGCGAAGAGGAGTGAGATTTGGTATAATACAGGAGGGGCTCAGTTTCCGTTTGCGCTGCTTCCGGGTATTTATGTTCAGCAAGGGATACTTGCGCCCTACTCGGCGGCGTTCCAGAATATTGAGGTTTATTGGTTGGCGGGGAATGAGCAGGGGCAGGGTATTGTTATGATGCAGAGGGGGTATGAAACGAGGCGGATCTCTAATCACGCACTGGAGTATCAGATGAGGCAGATGGCTTCAAATGGGACTATCCAGGATGCGGTGGGGTTCACCACCCAGGTTGACGGGCACATCTTTTATGTGCTGACATTCCCGGCTGGTGATCAGACCTGGGTTTATGATGCGTCGGTCACTGATCCGAATGATGCGTGGCATCAGTGGGCTTGGACAGATTATCAGGGGTCGCTGCATAAGTCGAGAGCTTATTGTGGAGCATTTATGCAGAATGCTGTGTGGGGAGACCAGAATGGGTTGTTTGTCTGCGGGGATTGGCAGAATGGGAGTCTGTATTTCCTCAATCCGAACTACTATTATGATGACGCGGCTGAGTTGAAGACTACTGTGGCTGGGTATCCGCCGAGTAATCAGCCGGGGCCGATAAGCTGGATTAGGACTTTCCATCATATTGGGAAGGCGAGGGCGCAGGGAACTATGCAAGAGGGGATGGCAGACGGGAGAAGGATTAAATTTAATTTTGTGTATGCTGACATTGATGCGGGGCAGGTGCCGCTGGATGCGGATGGGAACCCGATGATTACGCTGAGGTGGAGTGATGATAGAGGGAATACGTGGAAGAATGGGATTTTGCAGCCGTATGGGCCGCAAGGGAAATATGACACCTGGCCGACTTGGAGGGGGCTTGGGATGGCGAGGGATCGGATCTTCGAGTTGAGCTTCTCGGCTGCTGGAGAGACAGCGCTGAATGGAGCATGGCTCGACGCAGAAATTTTAGACTCGTGAAGCAGAGCTTCACGAGTCTAAAGGAGATGTAGTGGGAGTTAATCCGTACCAATTTTCGTCGGCTTATCCCAAGGACTTCCAGATTGTGGATAGTCTGGGGCAGCTGCAGCCTGCGTGGCAATATTTCTTTCAGGCGCTGTGGGCGAAGACAGGTGGCGGCTCAACGACTATCAATAACTCGTATGTGGTGATTGAGACGCCTTCTGGGCCGGTTATCTCGGGTCCGGGACCGAGCAATGGAACGCCAATCGGTGGTGGACCGCTGCCGAAAGAGCCTCCTGTTGTGCAGACGCTGGTTACGAGCCCGTGGGCTTTTAGGGCTACGGCGAATGGGTTTATGGCACTGTCTGGGGGTGAGGTGGACTATTCGAGGGATGGGACCAACTATTATAAGGCGTCTATGCTGGGTGGGCAGATCTTGATGGTGGAGGGCGATCACATAAACGTGATCTGGTATGGGCCAACTCCCTCGGCCATCTGGTTTCCAGGAGGCTTCTGATGCATGAGCCATTCATCATCTTTGCCCTGCCGCGGAGTCGGACTGCCTGGCTTAGTCACTGGTTGTCCTATATTAAGGATGGGAGCCGGGTTAAGTCGGTGGGGCATGATGCGTTCAGCAAATGTTCTTCCCTTGAAGAGTGCTTATCACTCTTCGAGACTCTGAATGGAACTGTGGAGACTGGGGCTGCCTTTGCTTATTCCGTTCTCCGAGATAGGCTGCCGAAGGCGAAGCTTCTGGTAGTGCAGCGGGAGCCTATGGATTGTCTACACAGCCTGATGAAGAAGGGGATTACAGTTGACCCAGATGATTGGGCTCAGAGGGTTAGGGATTTGTGGACTGTGAGTGCAAGTGGGGTGAGGACGGTTGCTTATCAGGATTTGGATCTGGAGAGCTGTGCGAGGTGGATTTGGGAGTACTGTTTGGATGTTCCGTGGGATGTCCAATGGTGGGCTCAATGGACTCCCATTAATGTGCAAGTGGATATGCAGAAGAGGGTTGAGGAGCTGAGGAAGAATGCGGATAGGGTTGCACAACTGAAGCTGGAGATTGCAAATGCTAGCTGAGGCTGCGCCGCACAGATTTGTAAGAGTTCAAAGGGAGGCATTTGAGGCCATCTGGCCTGCAATAAGAGATCTGACGAGGGCTCATGCCAAGGAGGTTGAGCCGGAGGGGAGTCCGAGGCCGTTCAAGCTGGACGTGGCAAGGATTATTCAGGCGGATCGGCTGGGATTTATTAGATGGTTTACGCTGAGGGTAGACGGTGAGATCTATGGATACTGTTCGTGGAATGTGAGCTGGGATCTGGAGAGTGAGGGGTTGCCCATTGCTACGCAGGGAGCGTGGTATGTTGGGGAGGGTGCTCCGTGGGGAGGGGCTGCCAAGCTGTTCATGGTCTCTCTGGATGAGCTGAAGAAGATTGGCGTGCAGTGTGTGTTTCCGCATCATAGGCTTCAAGGCAGGGGTATGAGATTGGGACGGTTCTTCCAAAGTCTGGGAGCCGTTCCTATTCAACAGACTTACATGCTTTGGGTTGGCGAACGCCCACCCCAAGAGGAGGCGTAGATGCCATCACTTGGCATTGGAGCAGTAGCTGCCTTAGGAGCGGCTGGATCTATTGGTGGTGGGCTTATCTCGGCTGGTGGAGCGCAGGCTGCGGCCAATGAACAGTTGCAGGCTACGCAGCTGGGCATCCAGTATCAGATACAAAATAAGGCGCAGCTGCAGGGGATGCTGCAGCCCTATATGAATACTGGACAGTCTGGATTAAATCAGCTGACAGCGAATATCGGTTCTCTGACTACGCCGTTCAATCCCACGATGGCCAGCCTGGCTGCTACGCCGGGCTACCAGTTTACGCTGGGACAGGGTGAGCAGGGAGTGGCGAACGCTTACTCGGGGCAAGGGCTTGGGGCGGGTGTGACTGGTGGTGCGACTGCGATGACGCCTTCTGGTCCAGGGGCGAAGGGCGCGATCAATTATGCGGAGAATCTGGCGAGCACTACATATCAGCAGCAGTTTCAGAATTACTTGGGGCAGAATTCGCAGCTGTTTAATATGATGATGGGACAGGCTGGACTGGGAGAGCAGGCGGCGGGGACGTATGGCGGGGTGAGCCAGAGTGCGACGAATGCGATCTCGGGGCTGACGAGTGCGGGTGGGGCGGCACAGGCGGCTGGGACGCAGAGTGCGGCCAATGCGATTGGGCAAGGTGTGACTGGTGCGACGAGTGGGCTAAGCAACTTTGCGCTGCTTAACTCGCTTGGGGGCGGAAGTCTGTTTGGGGGAGGTGGCGGGCTGAGCGACTCTACGTTGACGAGTGGGATCAATGCAGTATATGGTAATCCGGCAGGCGGAGCATAGGAGGCTTAAATGCCGAATGGGAATATGATGTCTCCTATGGGAATGCCAGGTGGGCTGCCTCCAGGAATACCGATGGGAGGGGCTGCTCCTGGAGGTCCACCGCAAGGCGGACCTCCTCCGAATGCGCTGGCGAAGCCTGCTCCTCCGCCGGGGCAGACTCCGGGTGGCTTTTCTGTGGAGCAGCATGTTGAGCAGAATTGGCAACAGGCGGAAGCCCAACATAAGCTGATAAAAGCTTCTATGAAAAGGATGAATGTTGCAAAAACTATGCTGGACTCCCTGAAGAAGAAGGGGGATCAGATCCAGGTGGAGGATGTGATCGAGGGGGCCGGGACGATGGTGGGGGCTGGGTTTAGCCCGACGGCGCTAGCGCAGATGTTGGCGCAGATGCCGACGACTGGTGGGGAGGCGCTGCAGGCGTGGGTCGAGCAGCAGGATCAGAGAGCCCAGCAGATGGATCAACAGCTGCAAGCGAAATATAAGGCGTCCGCTGTTCACAGGGCTATTACTGGTATGGCCTCCCTTCACGTCCACTCAATCAAGCAGGGGCATTTGAAAGCGCAAGCTGCTATGCCTGGATCTAGCGGTCCAGGTAATGCATTAAGCCCACAACAGCCGGATGAGGAAGCTGATCAGGCTCCTGTTTCGGCGGAAGCCGAAACAGGAGACTGAGATGCCTGGATTAATTCCGGACGCCACTGGACAGCCTGGTGGAACGGGGATGGAGAATCCATTTGGGATGGCTAACTCCCTCATGGATTTTCAAAATAAGGCTAACCAGAATAGGAAGTTTCAGGCGGAGTTCATGGCCAATCAGGCGCTTGGAGAGATTATGGCCCATGCTCCGTCTATGGAGGAAGGGCTTAACCAGGCACAGAAAGATCCGATGATTATGGGATTTGGGGGTGAAGGGCTGTTGAACGCGCGAAACACTGCGATGGTGCAGGCGCAGACAAGACAGATTGGAATGAATATCGCGGCTGCTAAGACGAAGCTGGGACAGGACTCGTTTCTTAATGTAGCGACAGCTGGGTTGCAAGGTGCGGATGATCCTCAAAACTGGAATAAGTATTTTGATACTGCGATGAAGGGGGTTGACCCGGCTGCGATGGATTTTGTTAAGCCGAGAGTTGATGCGCTGAAGGAGGGGATTGCAGCCAAAATTCAGGGGCTGAATATGAATGACCCTGCGCAGAGGGCGCAGGCGCAGAAAGCTATTCAGACGCTGGTTGCTGGTGGGTTCATTGGGGCAAACGGCGACATGAGCAAACTGTCGGCAGTTCTGCCTACCACTTCAGTCGATCAACAGGGTGTTCCGTATCAAGTCCCGTCTGCAGTAGGACGTATACGGGGTGAGACTGAAACTCCAATTCCTGGGCAGGTGCCTCAGCCGCAGGCTCCGCCGGAAGCTACGACATTCACTAACTCAGCAACTGGAGCTAGCGCTCCGGTTGACGTGTCAGGGGTCACTCCATATCTGGTTAGGGATAGGCAGGGAAATCCGGTTACTACTGTACAAGGGAGAAATCTTATCGACCAAGCCAAGTTTGGGGATATGGATAAAAATCTCAAGGAGCAGCATAGTGGACCAGAACTGACTGCCTATAATGGTGATAGGAGTATGCTTAATAGCCTTGGCCAAATGCAAGCAGCTTCTGATGATTTGACAGCACGAGGCGGCTTTACAGTCCCTGGATTGTTTGGTACGGCTAGAGGAGCCATCTCGAATGCATTGGAGACTTTTGAGAATATTACAGGGACAAAACTTACTGGAGATGCAGCATTGCCTGCTAAGGATGCGGATGCTCAGGTCATTAATAAGTGGGCTCATGCTCTACCATTTGCCCTAAAAAATAACCTCGACGGAACAAACGGACGAGGACTGGGTGTACTGATGGAAGCTGCAGCGGCCGTACCAAGCTTAGAAAATACTCCGTTGGGATTTAAGGTGTTGACTGCGGGGCTGAAAGCGCTGGCCAACTGGGATATCGGGAAGTATGAGTTTAAGGAGAAGTATTTGGCGCATCCGGGAAATAGCAGTGGGTCGCTGCTTGGGTCGGATGTAGCCTATAATAAGGTTTCGACTCCGCTCGGCGAGGCTATGAAAGAGCTGTCAAAAGAGGGAATTGTATTAGATGGAACCCACATAAAATTTACTGATGATACGAAACTGACGCAGGCTTATCAAAGGGGTCTGTTCGGGAAGCAGAAAGATAATCCGGATGATCCGGATGGCCCTGCAGAGAAAGCAATGGATGACATGTATGACGTCATGCATCCAGATCTGAAGCCGAAGAAATAGGTGAACTATGGCTGATGACCAACCGTCTCTCACTGGAGCAGCCGCATTACGCGCCCAGCTTAGGACACAGGCACCGGTCCAAGCTGCGCCGACACCTGTACAAACAGACCAGGCAGCGCCTACACAAGGTTCTGCTCCGGTTCCGTTAACTGGGGCAGCTGCATTACGTGCAGCTGCCCCACCGCTCCCTGGGGCCGTACAAAGCCCAGCTTCAGACACGCCTAAAACTTGGGCAGATGTTGCAAGGGGGGCACCGCATCAGCTTTATCAGGGGGCGATTGAGGGCGGAGCTGGGATGTTAGGGCTGCCCGCAATAGCAGAACACGCAATAGGCGCTGGACTCTCAAAACTTGGAGTTGATATCCCGGATAATGCGCTGACAAGGTTTCTTGCACCTCATACGGCGAGTGAGATGTTGGGGGAAGCGCAGAAGAGTATTGGATATGATCCGACACAGCCGAAAGATCTCAGCAGTCAGGTGATAAGGGGAGCTGGACAGGCGACTGCTTCGCTGCCGCTGGGCGAGGCGATGGGGATGACTCGACTTGCAAATGCAGGTTACACTTATCTGCCAGCGGCTGTCGGCGATGTGTGGCATCACGAAACCGGTACGAATCCACTGTGGGCAAGTTTACCAGCTGCGCTCTCTTTGACGGGTGCTGCGAGGCTGTGGGGAGAGTCGGGTGCGAGGCAGGCGGCAACCCAAGCTGCGGAGCAGGCGGCAAAAGAACAGGCTGAGGCCACTGCGGCTAGACAAGCTCACGACGTCATGGCACCTGATGAGTCGCAGCTGCAGAAGGCGCAGACTCGAGGAACACAGCAAGTAGCAAAAGCATTCAAGAAAGGTTCTGTAGCAGATATTGATAACCGATATTCTACTGATACTGGTGCGGCTGACACGCAATTGCAGGGCGAACATACGGGAGCTGATGCTGACCGAGAGGCTGCTGCGGCCAAGTTGGGAACGTCGAAGACGCTGGAGGAGGGTACGGGGAAGATGCAGGATCAGGCCCGACAATGGTTGGGAACCGAGTTCAAGCCTGCGCTGAGTAAAGCTGAGGATGGGATGTTTTATAAAAATCCAGCAGACCACAGTCAGGGTACGCTGGTTCCTCAGGACGCGGAGGGTGATGCGACTCATCTTAAAGGCTCCATAGAACACTCTTATGTGACGGGGGCAGGAGTAGAGGGGGAGCCGATTGCTGCAATGTTTAGGAGTAGGCTGCCAGAAGCAGTTAATGCTAAGCTGGATGCGCTGGCGAAGGCACAAGGACTGCCTGAAGGGGCAGCGCCTAAGTTTACGTTTGCTGATCTGAGAAATATTAGGTCGGCGATTGGGGATGCGGCAGGCGATCCTTCAGTGATCTCTGGTATTGGGGTAAAAAAGCTGAATGAGATGTATAGGGGGGTGAACGATGACATAAGAGCAGCCGTTGGCAATAGTGCGGGACAGCAAGGGCTGGATGCGTTCGATAAATTCAATAAGGAGGCAACACGCCTGTTTGGTGTGGCAGGGACTGTGGGTGATAATATTGTCACGACGACAAATCTTGGGAAGGAGACTATTACTCCCAAGATGTTGGCTGATAATAATGGATTGTGGAATGACAGCACAAAGATAAATCAGCTGAGGTCGGAGCCGACGCTGGATAAAGGGGTCAATGAGGTGGCAGCGTCCAAATTGAGGGCGGGTGGCAGGGATACAGAGACAGCCTATGATAAGTTGCCAGAAGCTAAGACTGCAATGTTTGGAAAACAAGCGCCAGCGCTGAATGCTATCACGGCTAGGAGAACGGCAGCTGAGAGCGCGGCTGCGGATGCGAAGGCGGCGGCCGACAAACAGCGAGCACAGTTGTTAAAGGATACTCAAGAGGCTAAACAGGATATTAGCGCACATGGGGCTGCATTGAGGGATGTGGACATTAATGCAAGAGCGAAGACTAAGATTGGGTTAAGCCAGACAGAGGAGAATGCTAAGGCGAAAACGCAGGAGCTGACTGCTTGGGCCAAAGAACTCCAAAGAAGGGCTACGTCAGTTGGCGGAAGAGAGTTCCCGTTCTGGATCAGAAATATGCCTTCGCTGGCAAGCGGATATCTGGGTGGACAACATCTGCTGAATGAGTTCGGGATGCAAATGCCCGACTGGGGTCAGCAATTGATGAGTGGAGCAGCTGGTTTTGGTGCTTACGGGATGACGCAGGGGGCAAAAGAACTCTATCATAATCCTCATGCGGTGAGAAATTTGCTTCAAGCCGGGGTTGCTTCCGCACCTCCATCAGCTCCTAATAAGTTGGGCTTCAGTGTGACACAGAACAAATGAGGCGGGCGCTGTCAAGGAGGCAGCGTGAGTGTCTGCTCTGGATTGCGCGCGGGAAGACGTATGATGATATAGCAGCTATTGAGAAAATTTCATTCTCCTCGATTAAAAATTATCTGGATAATGCCAGACACAAGCTGAATGCAGTTAATTTGCCGCAGGCTGTAGCCATCGCTGTGGCTACAGGTGTTCTCAAGTTTGACGAGCTGCATATTGAAGATAAATCTATTTCCCAGGTCTATCCTCCAAGAGACATCATGTCAGTCTAAATCGGATAGACTTTTGCCAGTTACACGCCAAGTTTTATCGTCTTTCCGAGCTATGATACCGCGAGCTATTAGATTGTTAATTATGTAAGGAATGACCTGTGTCTTGACCATTCCGCTAAGCCAGCCATTGAGGAAGTTGTCTGTGATGGGTTCGCCCTTGCTCATCTTAACTAGCATGGCAGCGTAAAGTTTGCGGATTACGCGGATCTCTGACTCGCCCTTTGCGCTGTTGAAGGCGTTGGGCATCACGCCCTCGACCTCCAGCAGCCATTGGAGGGCGCGTTCTACATGGGTAAGCTCGATTGTCATGGATGGACCTTCACTCATTGAAGCTATCATGGACAGTTTCATTAGGAATTGGGTGCGCGAAGTGTTGTAGTTTTTCAGGTCCTCGTGGACTGGGCGAGGCTGTCCGCCGTCTTTGTGCCACTTGGTGAGAAAGTCTTTGGATGCCTGAGCCCATTCCATCTCACCACAGATCATTCTAATCTCACCGAGGCGTTCACATATGCTCCGTTGAAGATCTAAATTGATTGAAGGAGCATTGAATGGAGAGATGCGGTCGGCTACTTCGTTCCAGACGAGAATGGAGCGACGAAGAAAGCCCTGGTCTTGAGCATCCTTCATCAAAATCTTCTCCAGCAAAGCTGGCTGATAGCCGAAGAGGGCCGTGATGAGTGGGTAGTCAATTTTGATTTCGCCACTCTTACGCCGACGCTCCTTGAAATGGGGTGGGGCATCGTAAATAGTGGTGAGGAATGCGAGAATGTCAGCCTCGAATTTTGAAAAGGAGTTGGAGAACTCCTCGATAGGCAGCAAGAGATTATGATATTTGAAACCAGTTGGACCGTGGTCCTGAGAGGCGTTTTCCAGGGCGTCGAAGAGGGCGGCCTTAGTGGAGTCATTCGCCCCTGAGAAGAATGCTGGCGCGTTCACGTCGTCGCGAGCCATGTCCCATAGATCACGGACTACGTTGATCACACTTTTGCCACTGCCTGGAGGGCCAACCAGCATTACGTAGAGATTTGCATAATTGGTATCCCTGCCTGCAACAGCCCTGATGCGGCGCTCCATTGCCCCGCCGACCATAGTAATGGCACACCATTTACGATATAGAAGACAAGACTGCATACCTTCAGTGTATGCCATGAATTGATCGACCAAATCCCCAGATGGCACGACAACCTACCCTCCCTACAGTCGTTCTAGGCCTGACGGCCTAGAACGCCTGTCATGCGTTCCCCTCCTCCATTTTAATAGTCCAGCTGGATTGCCTTTCGATTCAGGTGCCCAATTCCATCCTACTTTAGCAGCCCCAGGCGCGACATAAGTTCGTTGACCCTTCGGGTCAACGAGCCTTATGTCATTCAACAGAGCTAAAGTAGAAGTGATTAATTCGTCTGGATCTGGATCATTCTCTCTGAATTGAAATGTGATGGAGTCGTGTGTCTGCGCGAGGAGCTGAATGCGATCTCCAAGTCTGGCCCACGCCATCCAAAGCCAGAGATTTGTGCGCTCAGCTGTCATGTTTTGGGGGACGAAAGCAATCGCCTCCCGTAATGTGGCGTCGCTTCTATGGTCCCCAAAGAAGTGACGCTGACGCCCGAATGGGGTCGTGATGAAGCCCTCGACTTGGAGCCGGTCAGCTATCCAGTTCCAGTATTGTCTGAGGGCTGGATAGGCTGGGCGGATGTTGTTTCGGATGTCGCCCCGACAATATCTGGCTTGGAACTCCACGCACACTTTCATGGGGAGTTTCAGGACGCGGCTCATTGTCCATGCAGTGCCATTGTAGTTTGTGAGGTGGCCTCCCCGCTTGGCCAAGTCGCGCATTGTCCAGTCTCTGTAGACGGGAATGCGTTCAGCCAACTGGCGGCAACCAGCGGGATCTGCAGGCCAAGGCTGATCCGGCCATATAAGTCTGCAGTTGTTGGTGTGGAAGTCTCCCGACTCGCAAGAGTCCAGGAGAGACCAATCGCCAAAAAGTACCCCACAAAGAAAGCCAACGTCACGAGCCTCCACTTGTTCGAGGTCAATGGAGCAGAGTTTCCAGCCTGGATCAGAGATGAAAACGCGGCGCAGTTCTGGTGCAATGTTTTGAGCGTTGCCTCCAGTTCCAAGGACTGAAGTTGAAGAACTAAGGCGACCCGTCTCAGTTCCTCCAATGTTATAACTGGTTCTGTGTCTTCCGTCTTCATCTATCTCCTCCGTTAGGACATCCAACTGCTTGTAGAGATCGCGGCATGAAAGGATGAGGGAGACAATTGGCCGAGCATACATATACTCGTCTATCTTCTCTAGGGCCTCCCGATTGACTGACAGCCGCCGCTCACCCTTAAAGGATAGCCATATCTCGGGAATCTTCATTGTCTTATAGAAGAACTCGGACAACTGGGTGTGGGAGCGGGGGTTAAGTTCTTTGCCCCAGACGTGCTGGGCGAGTATGTTTAGCACTTGACGGGACTCGGCCACCTGCTGCTTGACTTTAAGCTCCATCCGGTGCCGATCAAGACCATCTATGAGGAAGCCGTGGAGAGCCATCTCCAGGAGGGGGGCTTGAAGCGCCCGCTCGAAGGAGTAGATTGGCTCCGCACCGCCCGGATGTTCCTTGTTAATGTTCTCCAAAATCTCGAGAGTGAGCATGGAGTCGAGTGCGCAATAGGTCTGGTGTTGCTCCTCTGTATTCAGCTTGCCAGGTTCTATCGTAGCTGTCTGGATGACTGGCATTAGAGCATTCTTGTCCAGTTCAGAATTACCTCATCCCCCTGATATGTAGGAGGCGGATCGAGCGCCCATACTGGACAGCCAATTACCTTGCTGTAGTCAAGTTCTTTGCGCACGCCTTTTGATTGCGCCCAATTAGGGAGGCAAATGAGGATCACTCCTCTGGAGCGGAATATCATGTGGCGGTTATGTTCATTCCAAAACTCAGCGTCTGTTGGCATGTTATATGTTTGCGCCATGTCATGATAGTGAATGATGGGAGCATATATAGTGAGTTTTGTTCTTGTTAGAAGGGCTGCTATAGCTAAATGCTCTTTGTAACGCTCCGGTATATTGTCGGAGTATGGGCCGGCCATATACCAGTAACCTTCTCCTGGTGTGGGGTGATCATTCATCTAATTTCTCCCCTTTTACTTTAGTTGCACGATGCCGACCCATCAGCTTCCAGCTGGCCTCATTGGTGTAGATGGAGCCAAGGAAACCGAGACTCTTCTGCACTTCTGGGTAGAGGGAATGGTGCAGGAGCATGGTGTCCTCGCGGGCATGTCGCAGGTTAAAGCCCATGCGGATGAAGTACTGCATGTCATACATGCCGTTCTGAAAGACGAGAGGTCTTCCACACTCTAAGAGAGCTTGAACGTATTTCCAGGCTTGAAGCTCGTCTTCAAGTCTGGTCCAGTAGTTGCGGGTGCCATCTTTGGATCGGAATGGAATAGTGATTGCATACTGGGAATTGTGAGCGAAGCTGATACAGGTGATTAGCGGGCCTGCTGTCTCACAGTCTACGGCTAGAGGAGATGCCCAAGAAATAACTCCATGAGTGAAGCCTTCGACTTCAGCTAGTGTAGGATTGATTATAGCTCTGCGCTCGGGCCGGACTACTCGGGGGTGGGATGTTTCGCGCCAGGCCTTTAAGAAGTCGGCCATGCAGATGATACGCCACTCCCTACGCCCGCGTCCCGGCAATACGGCTGAGGGGTGATAGGTGGGGAGGACTTTTAGTCCCGGAGCAACCCCTCCTTGCGAGCCCATTGTCGCAGTTCCACGGACATTGCTAATGTCAGATCTTCCAAGGAGCGCCCAGGTTGCGATAGCTCCAGCTGCAACAATACATGTCGGCTTGCTGATGGCAAGTTCGTTGCGTAGACGTTCAAGCTCACCGAGATATTCCGCTTTGAGGTAGGCGAGCTTCCCTCGCCCGAGCGGGGGTATTTGAGGATAGTCATTTGGAAGCTCCTTCTTAGAGCAGAGGAGGAAGTCGAAGTCATTGTTTGGTGGACGAAGTGCGGCCACATTCGTTAAGCCGATCCCGGCCTCCTTAGCCCATACGTTCCGCATCTGGTGCCATCCGCTTCGCGCAAGCGCATAGCGGAAATCAGCTGTGTATTTGTTTGCTGGAATTGTCTCTAAGAGGATGCGGGAGAGTTCGGCTCCGGCTACTCCGCAGAAGGGGATGCCGCCTAACTGTTCTTCAGACTCGCCCCACGCTTCGCCAATGATAACTAGGCGCGGTTCACGGGAGCCAGCCCATCCTGAGAAGGGCGGCCGAGTCACACGTGGACTCGGTCGTGAGCTTCTGCGTTTACGCGGAAGCTAAGGAGCGACTCTCGTCCGACCGAGACGAAGCGCTCCTCAATCTCCAGACCGAGGACATTTTGTGGTAATGCACCTAGGCTTTCGGCGGCTCTGAGGGAGGAGGCTGCTCCGCAAGTGGGGTCTAGGAAGCGGGTGTTTCCGTCGACCAGGGCTCCGAAGAAGTGGCGAAGCATCGGCTCTGGTTTGCAGGATGGATGGAGCCTGCGGTCGCCCGGACCTGAATAGGAGTCTGCTACGGTTCGGACGAGGGGACGGCGACCTCGATAGGCGAGAAGGGCTGTCTCGTATGTGTGGCGAGGCCACCGCTGGGAGTCACCGACTATGCCGCTGTTGTCCGACTTGTGCCAGATGAGAGGGTATGGGTAGAATTCTATGCTGGGGCCTTTAGTCTCGAAGAGGCGAATGGTCTTTAGCATAACGGATGGCTTGGGGCTGAGCCAGAACATTATGTGACCGAGGGGGGATAGGAGATGATCTAGATTTTTGATTAGACACTCCGTGAGAGCCCAGTAGTCGGTGGCCTGGTCGGAGTAAGCGCCCTCTTGGTCTTCTGGTTTGAACTGGCCTGCGCCGTCGAAGACGTTCGCGCCATATGGGAAATCGCAGTGGATTAGGTTGAATGTGGTGCCTGAGTAGGTTGATGCCCAATCGAGGAAATTGTCAAGTTTGATTGAGCGTTCCACTGATTGGCGGGACCATGTCACTTCGACGGACTCAGGTGCGGGTTGAGTTTGGGGGGTTATTATGCCCTGTGTAATGGGGGACGGCTTGCCCTGGACTGTTACCATTTCGCGGGCGAAGACAGCCATGTCGTTTATTTCAGCTTCGTCCTCTCGCTCTTTCCGGCGGCGGATGAGGTTGCGAGCCTCGTTGACGGAGGCTGCTTTGGCTACGCGAGGATCTTTTAGGTGGGTGGCGACGAGGAGGGTGTTGGAAACGTGGCCTGTATCAAGTGACAAAGCGTCGGCAGTCATTCTCTGGTTCCATGCGGGGTCATTCTTGCCGTAGAGGTAGTGGAGTTCCGCAATGGCTCGTACAGAGTCTTGCCATGAGAGGTCTTTGCGCTTGATGTTCTCTTCAAGCTCGATGACTTTTAGCTCGTCGATGTTCAGATCGTCTACCCAGCGGACTGGGATGGTTGGGAGGTTGAGTGCTTTGAAGGCTTCCCATCTGCGCTCGCCTGCTATAAGCTGATAGTCTTTGGTGATGATGATGGGGTTGATGAGGCCCACTCGTTTGATGCTGGCCTGGAGTGCGGGGTCTGGCTCTAGCTTTCGGCGTTGGCGGGAGTCTCGTTTGACCCAGATGAGGGAGAGGGCAATGTCAGGCATTTTTGGATCTTTTCTTTAGAGTGCGAGCGAGTTTTTCGACTGCCGCAAGTTCTAGGGAGACGGAGACTGATTTTGGTGGCGGGCCTTGCCTTTCCCACATGCGCCACAGACGGAGAAGGAGTTCGCCTTCAATTTTGCTGTCGTTTAGGATTATGCTTTTGAACTCGTATGGATTTAGACTGCGCCAGAACTTTGTAGGGATCGGCTCGGACAATGTAAGTCTCCTAAATTTAGGGGGAGGCCGCGAAACCTCCCCCAAGGACTGCCCTCCCGCAATCCTATAAGCTCACACGGGAGGCGTGAGCTTATTCTGTGCCGATGAAGGCCTGGGCGACGGCCCAGACCTCACCAGTTTTTTTGCTGATTTGGTGCTTTACGGTGGCGAGGACGTGCTTGCCGACCAACTCGTAGTTGGTTTGCTCCGTGATCTCCCCGGTGATCCCGCACTGCTGGCACAGGCGGCCATATCTGTAGTCAAGTGGCAGCCAGTAGTCACAGTTGACGGAACGCTGGGCGATGTTCTCGACCAGGGCCTTCTGCGCCTCGTCGATGGAGTCGTCTGCGGGCCAGTCGAGGATGCGGGCCGTGAACCGCAGGATGGGAGTCTGCTCCGCATTGCGGGCTGTTGTAAGCTCGAACTTGGAGATCACGGCTGGATAGTCACCGATGGGGAGGGTCGGTGGACCTTTCACCAAATCCTCGACTCGGCCTTTCATCAGTTCTGCTAGATTTGCCATTTACTCACTCCTTGGGCAGCTGCCCTGCTTACATCACTCCCAAATTTTTTTCCTCTGGGAATGAATTCACAAATCTGTTTTATACAACTGGATTAATCTGGTGTCTTGACGCCTTGAAACGCAGCTTCAAAAGCCGCATCTTGTTGAGCGTCTCTCTGCTCGTCCGGGTCTGGCCCGATGTCTCGATCCAGCTCTCCGAGGACTGATGTGCTGTTTAGAAGTTCCCACATCCATGGTGGAATGTCGAGGAGGGTAATTGTGCGGAAGTGGGCCCAGAGTGGCGCTCCCTTTCTGATAAGGGCTTCCTCGATTTTAAGCTCGATTTTCTCCACTTGAATGTCTGTGATGTCTGGCCCGTCATGCTTGTTTTCGTAGGGCACTTCGATACGATAGTAGTAAAGTGCCTTGATACGGTATGATCCAAACTCCGCGATTGTTAGGCTGTCTGTTAGTCTCATTGCTTTGCTCCCTCTGGTAAAAGTTTCCATGCGGCTTCACGCATACGCTCAAGCTCCTGAACTGCCTCGGGCCCGTCTTTCTTTGCCATTGCATACAAGAGCGGGTAGCCAGTTGTGATTGACAATTCAATTTCAGCTCGCGTAGCTTTTCGACCCGAGCTGAACCAGTCGACGCGGTTGGGCGGTCCGAGCTGGAATAGGTAGCCGCCTCCGGCTTTGAAGGCTTTCGCTGTCCCAGCCTCGTAGAGGCAGACTGCGCCCGGATTGCGGTCTATATGCTCTCCCGCAATGAAGCGTTCCTCTGGGAGGCCTTTCATGTCGCGCTTCTGGCGGGGGCGCGTGAGGAATGGGCAGGCTTTTGCTGCGAACTCGGCACACTCTCTGTGGGATGGCGGCTCGCTAGTTATCCGGTTGACGACGCACATAGGGCCGATCACATAGATTTTGTGCTGGCCTAGTGGCTCGCCGCAGATCCAGCAGCGGTGACGGGTGTAGGCTGTCCACAGTTTGCCGGGTGCCACTATGCGGAAATCTGGCTCGCCTTGGCCGGGCGGACAGAGTTCGCCAGCGTACATCCATGCTACGAACCACGGTACTGGGTAGCCCCGCTCGTCCTTGGGAAGATATGAGATGCGGTGAGGGAGTTCAGGTAGGTCGATCACTGGAGGCTCCGCACGGCTGCGAAATAGTCGGCTAGGCCGGTTTCGATTGGATAGGTGGATTTGATCCGGCCTGGAGCTGCGCTTTTCAACTCCACTACGCCGTCCGACTGGGTGATGATGGAGTGGCGGTTGCCGACGGTGGCGGCCCGGATTGTGTGGTTGAAATAGGTGCCGATCTCCCGGTTGAGGGCTCGGCCAGGGCCTGCGGGGAGGCCGTGAAGGATTTCGTTCTGGTCGGTGTCGTAGGCGATGTGGGCGCAACAGATTACGTTGCATTTGATGCTGGCGTCGAAGAAGGTGGACAGGACGTCGAGGATCATCCCTTGGCAGGTGCCCCACTCCGGTTGGGTGGGGTTCTGGCCAAGGCGGTTGTTGATAGCAAGAATGAAGTTGAGGGCTGTGCGCCATGCGTGGGTCAGCGAGTCGAAGACGAGGACGTCCTGGGAGGTCCATGTATAGACGGAGCCGAAGGACTTGCCTGTGATCGGGTCTTTCCAGTCAGTACAAATGAGATCCACTGCTTTCTGCCAGGCGTCCACTTTGGTTGGAATGGCACTCACTCGCCATCCACGAACATTCTGGCCATCCATTACTGGGATTTTCTTTGCCATTCTTCTATCCTGGAGGGGGATGATTGAGCAGGTGGCGTACTCTTCTGGGGTGAGAAGGTTCTGGAGGATTTCGGTGCCGTTGTCGAAGTCCATAATGCGGAGATTGTAGCCCGCCTTCACCAAGGATGCGAGACTCCCTGTTTTCCCTGAGCCAGGGTCGCCAAGCATCAGGATTTTGACTGGCTTAAATGTTGGGGCGGGCTCGACTGGCTTCTCGCCGAATAGGTCTTTTTTGACTTCCTCGTTCATTTGGCTTGTCCTTGACTGTCTTTCTCTGCTGCTTTTCTTCTTATTTCATAAGCTTCACAGATTTTTTGAATGTCGTCGGCCAGGCTCCAGATATCGTCTTCTGTCGCGCCAGGGACTTCCCCAAGGAAATGCTCTGCTAAGTCGTATGACGCGGGATCTACTGCTGGACGTTTCTTTTTCATTTGGACGTTTCCTTTGGCAGTTCATAGTGGCAGGTGATTGGGATGCAGTGGAGGCCGTGTTGCTTGGCATCCAGGATTTCTTCTGAGGTAGGCCATCCGAGAAAAAGCTGCCAGCATTGAGCAATGCTCTCGTAGAGGCCAATATGGATCAGCGTGCAGTTGCGGGTGTCGTAAATCCCATATGGCTGAAGCTGCTTGTTCATTAGCGGGGCTCCCCGGCTGGGTCCCAACGACGGATCTGGAATGTGGCGTCCATGATTGGTTTGCGAGCTAGCGGGCTTCGTCCGCAGATTTCACGGAACTGGCAGCCGCCATAGAGGCCGCAGGCTTTGTCATTCTGGGGATAGGCGGCCTCGGGATTTGGCATGGGCTCAGCTACCACGGCGCAGCTTTCCATGAGGGATACCCAATAGGGGAGGGCTTGGAGCCACTCGTCCAGGACGGGCTGGGGGCGGTAGACGGGGAAGCGCTGGAAACGGACGAAGTTGACGCCAATCTGGGCAGCGTCGAGGAGGATACCACGGGCAGGGACGCCGAGGGCGACTCGGCCCGCGATGGTGTAGAGAGTGAATTGGTTGTCGGGGGTGAAGCGTTCAGCGTATTTGGAGCTGATGGCTTCCAAGGTGGTCTTTAGGTCGGCAATGAAAATATCGTCGTTAAATGCTACGAGGCGGTCTATGTGGCCGCATAGTGAGATGATTTCGTTGGTCATGGAGCGGAAGCCAGCGTCGAACAGGAATGTCAGTTCGACTGCCGGCTTGCCGTTTTCGAGCTGGAGGGTTTTGAGTGGGGAGCCCTGCTTCTCGTAATGGTCCAGGTATTCGACGGCAAACCTTATGAGAGATAGCCGGTTTTTCTGAGGATCATCAAATGAAGGAGCGTTAGCTTTGTAGTCCCAAGTACCTGAGAGGGCTTTGACGACTGTGGCTTCCAGGGCGTCTTCGTGCCCCACATCCTGGGATCTAAGACGCTGGTAATTTTCTGAGACATGATGGGCTGCTGAACCGAAGTCCAGATGGATTTGAACGCCGATTTTTGTGTAGCCGCAGACAATGGAATAGTAGTAGTAGCGGGCGCATTGTTTGAACGCGCCCAGGGAAGTGGAGTCGATTGAGGTTTGGAAGCGGGGTAGCTTCTGAGAGAAGCTTTTATTATTTTCCCAATTCTGCACTGTCTTCTTGCCCCTTTTGCTTATTTTTGGCGGAGAGGGAGGGATTCGAACCCTCGGCACACTTGCGCGTACTCCGCATTTCGGGTGCGGTGCGATCGACCACTCTGCCACCTCTCCATTACTCGGCTGCCATTTCGATTGGAGTTTGGGTGACCTCGAATGTGATGACGATGCGGCCAGTGTGTGGGTCATGGGCGATCAGGAGGTCGTTTTCAGCAATGATCAGGCCATGTTTTTCGACGTGGATGCTGATGGGTATGCGGAGTGTTTTGGTGAATTGTTTGAATAATTCTTCGATCATCTTTAGCCCTTCCATTTGATTAGTTCTACGTAACCGCTACGCTCCCAGATGGTGTCGCGGTATCCCATTGGCTCGATACAGAAACGCCAAGACTGGTCGGTCTCTGTTATGAAGGTTTTGATCTCCATGCGGGGCCATCCGCGGTCGTGCCGATTGGGCGCAAGAAGAGTTGCATGTGCCATTTCAGCCATCGAGCCACTCCCGAAGCCGGATTGCTGGATCGTACTTGCAGGGGAGGCAGAGGCAAATGAGTGCGAAGACGCCCAGAGCGGTGCAGATGTCGTCCCAGGTCATTTGTCGTCTCCGAAAAGCAGTTCTTCTGCGGTGAGGAGAGATTTGACTGGGAGGGCGTCGGCCATCTTGGAGGGGCGCGGAATGCGCTTGCCAGCTTCCTCGGCTGCTCGGTTGCGCTCGGCCTGAGCGCGAAGCTCGATGATGAGCCGCTTGAACTGTTCGGGATGCTGCTGGTAGAGGGCGAGGGGTTCTCGGTTGAAGAGTTCGGCCATTGACCATTCGGGGTCCGCCTTAGTCAGCAGGTCGTTTCGAGGCAGCTCTTCAGTCATGTGTTTCCTCGATTGGCACATTAGGAAGCTGGTCTACATGTTCCCACAGTTTAGCTGCAGTCTCGGATTGGATGTAGCGCTCTTCGCGGAGTTGGAGGACTAC